TCTGCTATTGCCAATCAAAATGCAGAATTCCAAAAGATGCTTGATGCACAGAAGAAGCAACTTGAGGTTGCTAAGGCAGAACAGATTGCATCCCAGCGTAAGTCAGCCTTTGATGTTATCCGTGAGAAGTTCACAGCAATGGGTATCAAAGAGGTTGGTGACGATATTGCAGCAATCTTTGCTGGTAAAGGCACAGATCGCTTTGGTAAAGTATTTGATGAAATCCCTACAACCTCAGAAGGTTTCTACCTTCAGTTGATTAACACTAAGTCTTACTATGATCGCTTTGGTAGTGTCAATGAAGCTCGTTTGAAGCAGGGCTATAAGGCACTTGATGAAAAGACAATCGTTGGAATGGAAGATGAATACCAGAAGGTATTGACTCAATACAATATGCCAACAGGGTTCTACGATCAAACTACAGACTTTCAATCATTCTTAAAGAACAATTTAACCAATGTCGATGTAGCAAATGTTATTCAGGCATATCGTGACTTTGTCCAAACAGGAACAGATTCTACTATTCGTAAACAACTTAAAGATAATTATGGTATTGGTGATGAAGCCCTTACTGCATACATGATTGATCCAACAAAGGGTCAAGCAATTCTTGAGCAGATTGCTGGTAAAAATCTTAATACAGCAGCAGCCCTTCTTGAAGGTCTGACAGCAGAGCAAGCCAATATGGCTCAGACTTATGGTGCAGGATCTCTTGGCTATGGAACTCAACGCCAGAAGTATTCACAGGTTCAACGAGAACTTCAGACAACTGGAAACCTCGCTGCAATCTATGGTGAGAACTTTGGAGCCAAGGAAGCAATAGCTGCTGAGTTCGGTGGAGATGTCCAAGCACAAGCACAAGCAACACGAATCAAGGCAACAGGTGCAGCGGCATTCGGTGGCACAAGTGCCATTGGATCTAAGGCACTAAGAGCTAGAACAGTTTAAGTAATAGGGTGATTGGCAATCATCCGGGTTCGAGACCCGGACACCCACTCCATCTCTAGAAATGCCGGAACTTGAGATGAGTATAAACCCGGAAGTTGGAGCCAATGCATTTCCCCGATTGCATTGAGGCCAGCGACTAACATGAAAAGGGAGTAGGACAAATGTCCAATTACGAACTGGAAGAGGATGAATTCGAGCTTGACTCGAATGATGTTCTCGGACAACTACGCAAAGCCAATAAGGCAAAAGATAAGCAAATGAAAGAAATTCAAGAAGAACTTGCTAACCTGCGTAAAGAAAAACGAGAGAGAACTATCTCAGAAGTCCTTACAGCTCGAGGAGTGAATCCGAAGATTTCGGCTTTCATTCCACAGGACATCGACCTCACGGAGGATTCGTTGTCGTCATGGCTCACAGAATACGGAGATGTATTCGGTGTGTCACAAACCAACCAAACAAACTCAGCAATACCAGAAGGTTTTGTTAATGATTACAAGAAGGCTCAAGCAACTGTAGACGGCGGCATTAGTGCTGATCGTGAACAGATGATTCAAGCCCAAATGGATGAGGCTTCCGCAAAGGGGCCTGATGCATTAAAGCAATTATTTGCAGATCTTGGTAAGGCTGGGTACTAACCAAGAAAGGCGGTTACCTTAAATGGCAACCACTCAAATCTCTGGTGTAGGCAACTTAGTAGTCAATGCATATGACACATATGTAAGAGCTGCACTCCGCTCACTTCCTGTCATGCGTTCAGTCGCTGACCTACGACCAGTAGCCCTCACCAACCCGGGAACTACTCTTAAGTTTGCAGTTTATGCAAACCTAACAGCAGCAACCACAGCATTAACAGAAACATCTGATGTAACACCTCTTGCACTAGCAAACCCATCACAAGTAACAGTTACTGTTACTGAATACGGTAATGCTGTTGAGCAGACAGAGAAGGTCAACATGGCTTCATTCTCTTCTATCGACACCATGATTGGTGATGCACTTGCTTTCAACGCAGCAGATACATTGGATAAGTTAGTTGCAACAGCACTAACTGCTGGAACAGTAGTTAAGTACGGCGGAAGTCGTACCTCTACAGCTACTCTTACAGCTACAGATGTTCTATCAACAACAATGCTTCGTAAGGCACAGACAACACTTCTTGAGTCAAACGCTCAACCTCGTGTTGGTGACCTTTACACATTGTTCATCCACCCACGCCAAGCTTTCGACCTTCGTGCCGAGACTGGTGCTGGCGGATTTGTAGACATCCACAAGTACACAACTGACAATGTAGGAAACCTATTGACAGGCACCATTGGTGTTCTTGAAGGCTTCCAAGTTGTTCAGACTTCTCGTGTTCCATCAACCACTTCAGGTGCATCTTCAGCTACTGTTTACTCAGCAGTTGCAGTTGGCAAGGAAGCTCTTCTTGAGGCTAATGTTTACGATGTGCAAACAGTCGTAGCACCTCAGATCGACATCCTTCGCCGTAAGTCAGCACTTGGCTGGAAGTACTTCGGTGGCTGGGGCATCTTCCGAGATGAAGCAGTTTGCCGTTTGGAATCAGGCGGATCTGCTCTCTAGTAGAGCATTAGTTGAGGGGGGCAGGGCAACCTGCCTCCCTCTCTATTAACAAGGAGAATCATGGCAACATATACTTTTTACCCACCGCAGGTAATGGAAGGTTATCCATTAGCTGACAAGTGGTGGCGTAGAGTTGTATCCCAGCGAGGGGTAGCCGTGCTTATCAATGATGGTGTTATGTCTTTGGCTCGAGCAGTCACAGAAGATGAACTAAGAGATTATGATTATGTATTTCTTGGTGGGCGAGGTCACATAGTAAACGAAGCTACAAAGGTTATTCTAGTAGCACAAGGCTTTCCGATCAGAACTCAAGCACAGGCTGACTCTGATTCAAATATAGCCCATAACGGATTTTTAGTGGAGATAGTTTAATGGGATGTAGAACTGGATGCCCTACCCAAGATCACATAGATTGGGGAGAGTGCCTAAGACAATCAGGTTTACAAGTTAATTCAGGTGATGCTAATAGTTCCAAGATGATGTCTCAAAAGAAATGGGATGCAGAGTTAAATGCATACCAGTCTGCAATCAATCAAGGTATTGAACCAGCGACAACAAACATGAAGGATATTCGTGGAGCAGTCGAAGTAAGTAACATAGCCGGTAAGGCATTCGACTCAACCACTAACTCATTTAAGGACTGAGCATGACAACTATTGTCGGAATCCAAGGCAAAGGCTGGGGATTGATCGCAGCAGATTCTTTGATAGTTGGTGCAGATCAGAAGTTTATAGCTTCCGGTATGGATAAAGTAGTAGAAAAAGGCGAGTATGTAATTGCCTTTGCTGGCGATGCAATCGCCGGGGATATAGCCCTACACAGTTGGAATGCTCCTAAAATTCCAAGAGGTGTGAATCTAGATAAATTTATGATGACAGATTTCTTGCCATCACTTAGGCAAGCATATGCAGATTATGGATATGACCCATCGCCAAAGACTGCTGATAATGATCTTAAAGATGGTGCAGGTTTTGATGCGTTGATATGCCTTCGAGGCAAGATCTATCAAATTGATAATGATTTTTCTTGGGTAAGAGATGACCGTGGAATATACGGAGTTGGATCTGGAAGTTCATATGCACTTGGTGCATTAGCCAGAACCACACTATCCCCAACGAATACAAGAACAGCAGCTAATGAGGCTCGTAAAGCAATAGAGATTTCCATCTCGTTTGATATAAACACAGGTGGGAAAGTCAAGGTCATCACACAAAGGGAGAAGCAAATGTCAGTTAAAGGCGAGAAGTACAAGTCAGCAGCAATGAAGAAGAAGCACGAAAAGTCAGAGGGCCCAGCAATGCGTAAGAAGGAATATGGCTCTGCGAAAATGTCTGCTCCTAAGAAAATGGGCAAGAAGAAGTAATGAAAAAGCCAGCCAAAATAAAGAAAGTTATGAAAGAGTTCAAATCAGGAACTCTTCACTCAGGATCTAAAAAAGGCCCTGTTGTTAAGTCTCGCAAACAAGCAGTTGCTATTGCGATGTCTGAAGCAGGAATGGCCAAAAAGAAGAAGAAATAATGGCTGAGAAAAAAGACTCTCGATTAAAATCGGCTGGTGTATCTGGTTTCAATAAGCCAAAGAAAACTCCTTCTCATCCAACCAAGTCTCATGTAGTTGTTGCCAAAGTTGGCGACAAGGTTAAGACAATTCGATTTGGTCAACAGGGAGTAACTGGCGATAAGAAGCCAACAGCAAGACAAGCATCATTCAAGGCTCGTCATGCTAAGAACATTGCTAAAGGAAAAATGTCAGCAGCCTATTGGGCAGATAAGGTGAAGTGGTGAAAAAGAAAACAGCATTCTGGGATAAGAAAAATCCTAATAAGAAATCTACTCCATTGACTCCATCACAGAAAGCAAAGGCTAAGGCTGCTGCTAAGAAGGCTGGAAGACCATATCCAAACCTTGTAGATAACGCAGCAGCAAAGAGAAAGGCTAAGTAATGGCACTCGGTACCAACGGAAGTACACTCCATGCAGAACTTAATCGTCTTGCTAATGGTGGCACCTATCCTGCTATTCAGTCATATGTTGGTGCAGCTAAGGCTGCAAACACTTGGGCTGGAACTACAGGACTTAGCGTTGTTGGTGCCTTAAATGTTAAAGCTGGCAATACTCGACCTGATTACAAAGACCTTCGTGGGGTATGCAACCAACTTGGCGGAACTACTGATAAAGCTGCGGCAGCAGCTTTGAGAGCAAGGACTTCATGACAACAACATTTAGCGGAATTATAGAACGAGTCCTTGGGCAGATCCAGAGTTATGGGGCCCAGCAGGAAACTGCCACATGGATCAACCAATCCGGTGGTATTGCTACCACCACAGCC